TTGATTGCTACTTCCTGTAAACGCACTAACAAACGCACCCTTTGTGGCAAGTATTCCATCATCTGGAATGTTTATTTGATGATAACCTGTCGGAAATGTTTGTGTAATTAGCGTATCACCTGTACCGCTTCCATCTTTAATTGTAAACGCTCCTGCCGCGCTTGCAAATATTATAACTTGACGAATGCGTGAACGTGCGGGGCCAACAACAGCCGCAGCAGTTCCTTGTGTGTGATTAAATGCTTGTACTGGACCTGCCATACTAGCCTCCTATTAAGGTTGAACAGCAGTGTTAAAAGCCTGAGCATACATTATTGTTATAACGACAGATCCTGCGTTACACGCTGCACTTGAAGTAGCTGTTAATTTTAAATCGGATGTACCAGTGTTTTTCCATGCAAGTGTACCGCCGCCAGAAATACCTAAAGCTTTGATACCTACAGTGGTTCCAGAAGCAAGAGTATTAATAAGAGAAGCTGCGCCGCCTACAGTATCACCAACACTAATATTTGTTGTGGTGTTAGCTGCTGTTTCTAAATCAATAACTATGTTTACGATTTTTGAGTTAGCGGGAATTACTACATTTGTAGCTTCTGCTGCAACAGCGCCGCCAGATATATCCATTACATGTTGTTGAGTCATTACAACATAGCCAACGTTTGCTATGTCTGTTCCAACGACAGTACCCGTTGTGTTTCTAATATTACCTGCCCGAATCGGACCTGAAAAAGTTGTCGTACCCATGTTGATCTCCTGTCTAGGGTTAGTCAGCCACACCATGTGACTGTCAGGGATACAAACAGAGTAACTTACTTTTAAACAAAAAGAAAGGGGCAACCGAAGTCGCCCCAATCAAAAGATCTATTTAGGTTTATGCACCTGGTGAAGCATACATTCCTAATGGATCTGATACACCGAAAGAGTAACGCTCTCTCGCTTTGTAGCGAACGTTTCCTGTATCGAAGTCTCCGTCCATAGATGTCTGCATAGCAGTACGCACAAAGTGCTTCATGCCGTTTGGAACATCTGTGGTTAAGAAGAACGCATCGTTATCAGTTAGATAATGATTTACGCGATAACCTTCTGGTATAGAACCATTAGTGTTAATTGCGTTAATATCGTTATCTGCTGTTCCGACACGAAGATCTGTCTGCAACAAGCGAGTCGCAACAAACATCAATGCAGGCGGAACGATCAACTTACGAGGACGTGCCGCAATTAATAAACCACGTTCGTCAGTGAACGCAGCAATATTAATAACCGCTTGCTCTAAAGATGTTTCGTTCAAGTCAGCCGCAACCGCAGGACGGTTTGCGTTTGAACCACCTTCAACTGTTGGGTGAGTGGTTGCAAACAAAGTTACACCGTCCCCTGAGTTGAATGTAGTAAAGCCTGTATTAAGCAAAGATGCCGCTTTAACCTGCTTTGTATATGCCATACCTCTAGCTAATGCTTTGGTATAACGAGCAGATAGTGAATCATACAGATTGTCTTCCATTGCTTCTTCAGTAATGGAAAATCCCATTGCAACCGTTTCGTGGTTGTAACGAGCTGTGAATGATTCTTGTGCATTGTCGTAAGATATTGATGCGCCTTCAGCTTTCACTGGGGCAGCGCCAAATCCTGACAACTTCACTTCTTCTTCAAAACTGCGATCTGAGTTCTCAGTTTCATAGAACTCTGCATGTTCGCCTTCGTACTTTTCGTACTCTAAACCGAATAATGCGTTAAGTCCTGGTAATAGCTCCTTGAGGAGCTGTGCGCGTGATATAGCCATCGTCTAAACTCCTTATAAGCCAACGTTATTTGTCATCTGATGAGCGCCTGGATTGAACTTAACAAGTACATCTGGGAACGCATCACTAGCAGGTGACACATGAGAAACGATGCGGAATGCTGCCGCAGCCGTTTTTACAGTAGCATCCAATGCAGATGTAGAGTTACCTGTCGAGGTAGAACCTGTCGAAGAAGACTGTACTGCCGCAAAGAATGTGTTTGAGCCAATGATTGTTTGAGCACCTGTATTATCAAGCTGTGCTTGGAATAGTACATTTGGATCATCAATCACATAAGCTTTAATAGCATCACCGTTGGATGTACCAGTTGGGTAATGCTGATCTTGTATCAGTTGACCTGAAGAGTTAACGTATTCACAACCAACGAAAACGCCTATTGCGCCAACGCCTGTAGTGCCTGATATGCTATTGGAGGTTAGGTCTGAACCTGAACCTGTAGCCAACGCAATGTACCCATCTGCCCCAATGATAACGGCTTGACCATAAAATAGATTTGTGGCCTCACCTGCGGGATCGATGAGATATTGGTTCGTAGAACCTGCATACGGCATTCCATCTGATCGTCTGATTGGACGTAGTCCGTAGGGAGCTGCTGTAGTAGCCATGTCTCATACTCCTAAAAGTTTAAAATTACGACAAGCTACCCTTTCGAGTCACTTGCCAAACGAGTTCCGTGTGCTTCGCTCTGGTTTTAGAACGGGCATACGTGGGTCTGAGTTGCGCAAGTAGCTATTATCCACAGCGTCCATTTGGTTTTCTGCCTGTCGGAGCTGTGCATCACGTCTAGCTTGCACGTTTTCGGCATCATTCTGGCATAGCAGCAATCCACCGACCTCAATGTTGTCTGTAAATCGAGAATCGATATCAGACACAACTTGAAGGTTTGGATGATCCTCTTTCCGAACAGGTGTCCATCCCTCACGAAATCTGGAAGATACATTCGTATTGTCACTGTTCCCAAGTGTTGATGTGCGAATCCAACGGTATTCAATACCATCTCTGGGTTCGGGGGCAGGTAACATCGAAGGTCTCGTCCATGACACCTTACGTTTTGACTCTTCACGAGTCTCTGTGTTGCGTGAGTTTCGGTTCGTCATAGTTTCATTTCCTTCATTAATTGCGCCGCATACTGTTCATTTGACAGACCAAGTCTCTTGGCGAGAGAAACCTGCGTTGAGGTCA